CTTTCCACTTCTGCGAGTTGTGCAGAAGGAAATGCCCGAAGGTGCTTCTACTGAAGACACCTTGAAGGTTATGGAGCACGTCACATCCCTGGCACAGCGTCTCCGTAAAGAAAAGAGGAAGGAGAAAGCACAGGAACGCTTCGGCCTGGTTCCCAACTTCAAGGGCAGTTACGAGCCTTAAATCCCGCCCAACACTGGCCTGGGCTTGATGCCAGATCTTTTCATCTCTCTCACCTAATCACATGACCTCGTCCGTCACCACAAACAAGTTCAGAGCCGACAAGATTGTCTGGCCTGCACACACTCTCATCTCGAATCACATTCTCAAGCAAACCATCATCGAGTTCATGGACAACAACCCTGAGGGTGTCCGCAACTGCGATGTAGGTAAAGCGATTGGATACAACGACTCTCGTCAGTGGTTCAGTTATGGACTCCTGGAGTCACTGGTCAAGGAAGAGAAAGTCGAGAAACGCTCGATCAACGGCAAGACCCTCTACTTCTCCATCGGCTGACTAACCATGACTGACTTATTACGAGCACGCTACGAGGAGTACCTCGAAAACTTCGATCCCTCTCCTCAGAACTACGGCGACGACTACAGCACACCACCAGACTTCGAAACCTGGGTAACTGACCAAGAGGAGCTATCCGAATGACCTACAACTACAACCGTTCTTCTGAAGAACGAGAGAAGCGATTCTCTGAGCTGAGTCAGAAGCAGGTCAACAAGGACGCTGCCAAATACGTTGTCATCACCACCCGTGATGCGGCAGATGGTTGCTTCGGCGGCCATAACCCAACTGGCAACGATCACTACTTCGATTCTCTCCGCACAGCCCGTGCCTGGGCACAACACTACTCAGACACTTGCGATCACGTCTGCGGAATCTTCCAAGCCCCGAAGTTCATTGAAGGAGTTGATGTCCGATGAGGTATCACCACCATTTTGATGTTCGAATTGCCAACGACTTTCACTCGGATATTGAAGACTTCGATAAAGCTTTTGAAGCTTGGTCTAAGAAATTCACCGACCGTTCAGCACTGCGAAAGCGTTTGTTGACTTCTGCTGAAAGTCTCAAAACAATCCTTCAAGGAATTGTTTTTTCTGAAACTCTCGATGCTGATGAAGGAACTGGTACACCCACACCTGATTAACCCATGAAAACCATTCAAGACAAACGAGCTGACTTCAAGCGTCTGCTCATTCCACGGCTGGAGAAAGCGATCAAAGCCATCAAGGTGATTGGCAATCTCTCAGCCAGTCAATACGCCTTTACGGAAGGCGAAGCGGAGAAAGTCATCCAGGCACTCCGTCTTGCAACAGATCAGACCGAGGCCAAGTTCTTCAAGAAGGACGCGCCCCTGGTCGCCATTCAATTCGATCACACAGAGGCTGACTCATGAAAGTAAACAACGCTGCTGGAGCTGTCACCAACGAGCTTTTACGAGCCATGGGAGGTAGTGCCTTTATCGGTAAAGACGCCAACACAACTCGCGAGTGGAGACGCAAGCGTGAACGCGAAGCACTTCGCAAGAGACGCGTCATTGCAACCTCGATTCCTCAAGGAAAGGGTTTCCAATAAAAAGACCCCGGATCTCACCCCGAGGTCGTATCTCTCTCACCTACCAACCGCTTCGTAGCGGACGGTCGGTGAGCACTCAGTGTAACGGTGGATGTCTACCTGGCAAACTGACCTAGACAGGTCAGGTGGATATTCGTATCCTCAACAGGACGGGCAACGTCCTCGTATCTCTCTCACCTAACTACCCCATGACTTCCCAGTTCAAATACTCGAACGCCGTCAGCACCCAATACTCCCGAGAAAAGGAGGCAATGGTCTATGGCAAGTACAAGGAGAATGGTTATCAGGTCAATCCCCTGGTTGCACAAGCGGGCGGAACGCTCATCACCGAGAACGTGTCCGCCTCCGAAGCCTTCCGTCTGGCTGACGCAGACTTCAAGGTCAACAAGGTCGTCAGCACCTATCAGCACAATGGCGAGACTCGCGTCGACGATGAGCACTGCCACCTCGTCAGGGAGGACACAGGCGTCTCGCTTGGCGTCATGAGCAGCAACTACACCCCGGTGCAGAACGACGCTCTGGTTCTGCTGTTCGACTACCTGCGGGAGAACGTAGAGATCGACAACATCCTCACCATCCGTGGTGGCAAGAAGGTGTTCGTCTCTGCTCGCTGCGACATCGAGGGCGAAGTCACCTCAGGTGACAAGGTCCGTCGCTACCTCCACGCCTTCAACTCCTTTGATGGCTCCTCTGCCTTCGGCGTCTTCTTCTCAGACGTCCGACTGCAGTGTGCCAACCAGATCAACTTCCTCTGCAACAAAGGTGCCAACCGCGCCAAGCAAGAGGGTGCAGGCATGGTCATGCGTCACACCGCATCTGTCACAGCGTTCGCTAAGGCGTTGCCTCGTCTGATCAACGTCGAACAGCTGAAGTTCGAGATCGACCTCCAGACCCTGCGACCTCTAACGACGCTGCGCCTGAACTCGGATCAAGCCAAAGCAGTCCTGGAGCATACCTATTCCGATGACTTGTCTCGTCCTGTTACGGATAAGAACAGCGGGGCAACGCGTCCGCGTCTGCTCACTGATCTTTCCTACATCGATGTCATCAACTCGCATTACAGCGGTGACACGGGCTTTGGCGTTGAAAAGGGCACTGCCTGGGGACTGTTCCAGGCCATCACCCAGTTCGAGACTCATGACCGAGGTCGCAACCGTGGCATGAGCCGCAGCGTCACCGACAAAGCCCGCACACGTCTGTAGGCTCTTTACGGCGGTGCCAGTGCGAAGCGCATCGACCGAGCCCGCAAGTCCCTGCTGGCTCTCGTCTGATCTGCTGGCGGGCGGGGGGACGTAAACACCCCAGACGCGTCCTCCGTAGTGATGCCTGCAACTGCTCGGATCAAGCGGTTGGTGAGGTGCAGTTACCGCTGCATCTCCGGGCCTCTCCAAGGCAAAGGCGGTCCCATCGAGGACTCCGGTGACTCCAGCCGATAGGCAAATTGGCCGGAAGTAAGGACGCTGCCGTAAGACCAGCCCCCTTTTTGATCACTTTTATCTCTCTCGCACCTTGAAACTCAAAGAACTGATTGGCCGCACGGTCACCAGAGATTGCGACAAGGAACAGTTCATCCTCCTAACTGTCGAACGACCCTTAAAAGCTGGGCTTCAACCCTGCTGGGTAATCAAAGGCATCCACAAGGAGCGTGGTCTGCACAAGATCGAGTGGGATCACTTCTGCAACAACTACACCATCGCTAACTGATTAATGACACACGCTGATTCCAGCCTTGTTCCTGATGATGCCCCTGTCTACAAGGGAGCGAGAGGTGCTCAATACTTCTTCCGGAACGGCAAGAAGGTCTACATCACCCACAATGAACCCATGAAAAGAACCCAGTTCAACCTAAAGCGTGGTGCTTTTCAACGCTTCATCGAGAACCAATCCCAAAACGTCTAATGACTTCAATTCAAGCCGCACAAGACCGAGCAGCTTTTGAGCGCCACTTGTTACAACTCAACTCAACAACAGGGACTGATCTCAAGAAGATTTTCCATGAACCAGATGATTCCAATCTTGAGGTGCAAAGGAACAGTATTAGGAGTCTGCTGAGCTGGGCAACAGCACGCCAGAAAAGCGCATGGAGTGAGTTCAAAGGCCAGGACCGTGAGTTCCAAGCCATCTATTGGGACGGCTACAAGCAAGCCATCAGTGAAATCCTCAACATGGAGCACCAATGACAAAAACCAAAGAACGCCTTTTGTTTGCCAGCTTCTTTTTTGAGGCACTCAAGCCTCACTCAGCTTCAATCTTTGACACTCTGATTAATGTTGCTGATGCTGGTGTGTCAGCAGCAACCAGAGCAGAGGTTCGGTCAGCCGAAGCTGAATGCCTCCAAAAAACAGATACGTTGTGAGGAGAACTAATGGAGCCGAAATGCAAGTCTTATCAGTCGACGATGTCAACCAGGAATGGATCTGCCAACGAGTCCTTGCTTTATTGGATGGAGCAAGAAATGAAGAAGCACAAGCCATCGCGGAAGAATGGGATCTTCCCTTCGATGCCTCAGATCCGTTTCTTTGACCGTCTGATGTATTGGATGTTCAGCCCGCGTTAGTATTCGCCAGGAAGGGCTCAGGTTTATCCTGCCTAACACCGGGATAGGTACACCTACCCCGGTTTTTTTAATGTCTAGCTACCTACACCAATGTGTAAAACTGAATAAACATGTTGTGATCATGAAAGCTCTGCAAATCCTGCTCTCACGCCTGCTCCATCGATACGGCTACGCCCTGGTCCGTATTCAACAGACACGTAAACCTGAACCTAAATCCAGCGACTTTAAGAATGTTGCGGTGTACGACAATGACTGGGATGACTAGCTTTTGGGCGATGCACGCTAACAGAAAGCCCGGTAATGTAGGGATCGCCGAGTAAAACAGAATGCTTCAGCCAGCAATGATGTGCAAGATAACTGAGCCGTCAGGAACCTTATATGAGATTCGAGCCATCAGCGATTCAGAGATCGCATTTGCGAATAGCAACTTCCTCAAACACGACCAACCATATCGTGTAATTCGCCACCAAGGGGTTGTTGCAGATCACGTTGCTGCATAACACGCTTAGATGGGATAAGTACCCCTTGTCTCATGGAGTATGTTACGGATTGCGCGGTGCCACTGTCGCTAATCCCAACTGACTATCGTCACCCACTTGCTCAACAATTTGAGGAGATAAGTGATCAAGGTGAGCTTGTCCGCAGCTATGACGAGTGGGGACTGGCTTCTGTTTTGACCTATGCGTACACCCGCAAGGTTGCAACAGCAGCTCCCTACAAACAAATGGAAGAAATTATCGGGGTCTGCCTTGAGGAATCAAGGCACACTCGGACAGAAAACAAAAAACTATTCACCAGAATCAAGAGGAGCATCAAGGCAGGGGACGACACAGACGTTCTGACATGCGCCAAGGTGTTGATGTCACGGATCGGATCAGCTCTCGCTGAACAGCATGAGGGCATGGACACTGAAGAGGAACTCGATGAGGACGATTGAACCCAGCGTCAACGATCAACTGCGTTACGCACAGATGATGAAAGGTATTGATAAATTGGACCGTGATTCACTTCTTGAAGTCACCAAAGACCTGGCACGTCTTGCGTTGTTACTCCAACCCGCAGCAATGCGTTGGGCAGCATATGAGGCGGCTAAAAATCTGAGCAGCTGCAATGGATCGTCCAACAGAATTGAATGAGCGCCAGGTACTTGCGGCGCAGGCTCTTGCTGCTGGCTTTACTTGGCGCGATGCAGCTAAACGCGCAAGGTGCTCGACCGAGGGGATACGTGCTTGGAAGCAACTGGAAGAATTTAATAACGCGATCTGGGATTATCAACAGGAGATCTTTCACCGATCCTTCGGTGTAACTTCTGAGGCGCTACCTGAAGCTATCCAGAAGCTGCGTGAGATTATCGATTCTGAAGATCCTGATATCGCAGTGAACGTTAAAGTGCAGGCGATCAAGATTCTCATTGATTCTGCTCATAAGCAATATGAGGCACGAACTATTGAGCGTCGGATTGAACAGCTAGAGGCAAATGCCCAACGCCAAACACTTAACCCGGTTGGAGAGGTTAGAGAAATTACAGGAGCAGCATGATCGCGAGGCAGCTGAGAAGCGCCTTACATCTACTGCTGTTGGTTTCAAACCTAAATTTCCAACTGCAGACAAGTGGGATCAGTTCGCACCACTGACGTGGATCAGAACATCAGGCAGCGTTAAACCCTTTCAGCCCTTCGATATCCAGAAGAAGCTGATTAATTCGATCTGTTCTCACCAGTACACGATCGTCTTGAAGTCCCGCCAGGTCGGCGCTTCTGAAACGGTCTGCTCCTACCTGCTGTGTCGCGCTCTGACTGAACCAGGCTTCGCAGCAGTGGTGTTCTCCAAAACGGCTACTGACTCCGGTGCGTTGGGCAAACGGATCCGAGCCCAGGCCGCAAGCATCGAGGACTCATCAATTGAGTTCACCACCGAATACAACAGCGAACTGTCGTTCAAAGGACTCGGAACCATCTATTTCCTACCTGCTACCCCAAGAGCCGCCCGTGGTATCCCTTCTGTTTCCGTGGTGGTGCTCGACGAGGCCGCTTTCCTCGATGGAGCAGACGAGATTTACACCGCAGCACAGCCGACGATGGCAACGCTCGGCGACAAGTCAAAGCTCATCCTGTTATCCACCCCAAACGGGATGGGAAACATGTTCGCCAACCTCTGGCACGGCGAAGACGACGGCTGGAATCGGTTCAAGATCCATTACTCAAGTATTCCGATCTATGCGTCGGATCCTGACTGGGCTGCGAAAACAAAAGCCAAGGCAAAACTGACAGACAGAGCGTGGAGGCAGGAATATGAGATGGACTATGTCGCCTCAGACGCTCAGGTCTTCCCACCCGAACTGGTGGAGAAAGCGTGTCACGGTCGCTGTATCGAGTCAGGACTGATCAACCGTGACTACATCATGGCGATCGACCCAGCTGGAGGTGGTGATGATTACTGGTGCTCCGTTGTCCTGGACATCACCACTGCGCCGTACCAAGTGGTCAATATGTTCCGTGTCAGATATAAGTCCTCCGACTACTGCATCAAACAGATCATTGAGCAGGCAGAGAACTTCAGCCCCTCAAAAGTGATCGTCGAGAAGAACGGTGTCGGTGCTGTCGTATCTGAGATTCTCTCAAAGGCTCTGGCAAAGTACATGGTCGAGCCATACAACACCAACAGACCCAACAAAATCTCAAATACGGATCGCATCACTTACTTCCTGGAGCGTGAGGAGCTGAAGGTTCCTAGAGATCCCTTCTATCAGGAGATGTTGATGTTTAGACAGCTGGAAACAGGTGATAGACAGGCAGGAGATGGCGCACACGATGATTCGGTGATGGCACTCGCTCTTGCACTCTCAGTAGTTGCTACAACTCCCACAACTGATTGGTTAGATCTCATCTAATGAACTACCAGGATGAAGCGCTTAAGAAGCGTCGTCGTGATGCCTTGATGGACTCTGTATCGGAGTACTTTGACTTCCCCAACCCTGAAGAGGAGTTCTATAAGGACTTGCAGTTCTGCATCAGGGATCTAAACCGTTACCACCAAGAAAAGGCATCGAACACCAAAGCACTGCTGGGAAAACTCGGTCTCAGCTAATAGACAATTGTTAGATTAGAGTTAATGAGTTAAGGCCGAAACTTTGTCGGAAACTTCGGAAACTCCAGAGATCAAAATGGATTCTGATATCCGCAACGATGGTGTGCTTGTCAACGCCATCACGGGTCTTGGCACAAAGAAGGATAAAAGCGAGTACTTCGCACTTCGTTCTCCCAAGCAGTTATCTGAGGCAGAACTAGAGGCGCTGTATTACGACCCTTTGTGTCGTCGCGTCATCGACATCTACGCAGAGGCTGCTGTCACTGAGCAACCCACCATCAAGCTGGGCGAAGAGACTGAAGATTACGACGGCATTCTCAAGTCCTTCGAGAATTACCTGGAGGAAATTGACTTCTACGCGTACATCGAAGAAGCGCTCAAGCTACAGCGAATCTATGGAGGAGCTGCACTATTTCTGGTCCTCGATGATGGGCTTGAGCCTAGTGAGCCTGTTGTTCCTGAGCGTGTCAGGGGTATTGCTGACCTCGTCCCGCTTTCCCGACGAGAGATCGTTCCCCACGACTACAACTACCTCAACTACCGGAAGCCTGAGCTTTACAGGATCTCCACCAGTAAGGCAGTAACGACAGAGAACGATCTCAACTACCTGCTCGTCCACAACAGCAGGGTGCTGCGCCTCGATGGTCTGTATCTCCCCTGGCGGCAACGTCTACTGAACGAGGGCTGGGGACAGAGCTATCTCCAACCCTTCTACGAGGTGTGGAAGAGGTATCGCGGTGCCACTGATGGCATGGCAACGATGCTCAACGAGATGGATTTATTCGTCCACAAAATTCCTGGGCTCGCCAGTAAGGTCACAGCCGGGAACGAGAAGGCTCTCAAGACACGTCTCGAAGCCAATGCACTTGCTAGGTCGTTGTACGGCGGCATGGCACTGGACACGGAGGAAGAAGTTTCCTTCGCATCACGCTCCCTTGGAGGTGCTCAAGAGATCTTCGATCGACTGACTGATGACCTCGTCGCAGCAGCCGACATGCCGAAGACGTTGCTGTTCGGAACGTCTCCTGCTGGTGGTCTTTCAGAGTCCGGCAAATACGAGGACAAGTCCTGGGCAGCAGCAGTGGAGCGCTTCCAAACACACAGCCTGCGCCAACCCCTGAACCAGTTCTTCCAGCTGGTATTGGCGATGCCGGAAGGACCGACACAGGGTCAGGTTCCAGAAGAATGGAGCGTTTACTTCCCGCCTTACTACTCAGAGTCAGACAGCGACAAAGCTGAACTGCGATCCAAGGTTGCTAACACCGACAAGCTCTACGTCGAGATGGGTGTGTTGACTGCGATTGAAGTTCGTAAGGCTCGCTTCTCTGGCACTGAATACAGCATTGAAACGGCGCTGCAGGAAGAAGAGGAAGAGCGTCTGCTTCTGAAGGCTCAACTTGAGCAGGAATCTCTGATCCAGGGATATGTCGGACAGCAGGCTGCTCTGGAGCAGTCCATGCAACCACAACCTGAGGAGGCTCCACCTCAACAGCAAGAAGTGACTGATGAGGACGACATCATCCGCATGAGTGGACTGTCGATCATCGCTGGAAAATCAAATGGATCCTTCCGAGTGGGTTATGTAACCCATATTGATGGGCAGAGAAATGATGCCGAGTCTTTGCTACTTATAGGCAATCGTTTTAACGATAAGAAGGTATATCGAGGCAACTTCACTAGAGAAGACGGCACAATGGAGTCAGGCCCACTGTTGCTTGGCTTCTATTCATCTCGATCAGCCAAGAAGGCACTGCAAACTTATGCAGCCGATAAAGAAGTAAGTGGAGTGACACTACTTCAGGATGCAGATATCGAACACCTGAAAACCACGTTCGAATACCCGTGACAAAGCGATCTGAATCAAAAGAACTTTATTTGGCAGCGTTACGGGGTGACGCCAAAGCCCAACGTGCTTGTACCGAGAAAGGCAAGCAATGTGGTGGACGCTGCATTCCCAAGCACTGGAACTGCCGCATCAAAGGTGAAGGACAAACACCTCCCACTCGCGGCAATGCAGTTCAGCTTTCGGCGGAGCAGAAGGAGAAGATTCAAAAAGCCCGCAGCCGTCGTAGAACTCGTCGTGCCCTGACTGCCATTGGTGGTGCCGCTGCTGTTGGTGCTGCTGTTGCAGGTGCCGCAACTTTGGGAGCTAAAAACCCAGCATTGGCCTTGAAGTTAAAGCGTAAATCTGGGGCCGTTTCTCAAGGCCTTGGTGTTGCTTCCGCCTTTGGTGGCACGACTGCTGCAGTTGCAGGCGCAGCAAATATGGCTGTCGGTGGTTTTGATATTGGAGCGGGTGTCGGTATGGCATTTGCTCGCCGTAAGCGAGATCTAGGTGCCTTTAAACGTCTCACAAGACAGCGTTTCCGACTTGAAAAACAGATCAAGCCCCTGGAATCTGCTCGCAACAGCGCTCAAAGCACACTTAGCAAAGCCCAAGAAAAACTCAGCACTGAGAAAACCCGATTGGAGGCTGCAAAAGCCGCCATGCAAAACAAAGGCAAGCGCAGAAGTGGATTTGCCCTAGGACAGAATCCTCAATCGATTGCTCAGACCGATCGAGCACGCGCTACCAATCTGAAATCAGCTGAGACTGCTTTCCGCAGGGCTAACAACGCAGTCAACAAGGCACAATCTGACTTCAACACTCGCGAGTCTGCGTATCAATCTGCGTTCAAACAACTAAACACGACTACCAGCCGAGCCTCCAAACTCAGGAGCAAGCTTCTCAAGTCTCAAAACCCAATCAAGAACGCTTACAACGCTGGGATCAGCTCCGCTCAACGTAGCTTTAGGGCTGGACGCAGAACAGTTTCTAGCTTCATTCGTTCGGAGGGAGTCAGAGGACCTAAACCTGATCCACGTTCTTGGCAGGAGCGCTTTGGGATGGACGAGGCCGAGCGTGAGGACAAGAAGTGCGGCAACTCCGGTATCCCGGATAACGCCAAATGCACAAAGAAGAACACCGCATGCACGATCGCTAAGGCAGCAGCAGGCGCTGCTCTGGTTGTAGGCGGTGCAGCTGCTCTAAAGAACCGCCGCAAGATCCGCAGCAAATTCCGCAAGACCGGGCTGACTGCCTATCAAAAACGAGAGCTAGAGAAGATGCGTGCTAAGGGCACAGGTAAGTATGGAGCCCAAGGCAAGCGCAGCTTCAGCTCAGAGCAGAAGCCTTTCTACAGCGAGGCAGATCGTATTTATCCGTTGAAGCACAAGCGTCTGTTCCGTGATTCGGAGGCTGCGGATGCCGAAGGAAAAAAGTTCAGTAAGACGGTGACCAATCCCAAGACGGGACGTAAGCGCACCGTCAAATACGGAGCTAAGGGTTACAGCATTGCCCCTGGTACCAACAAAGGTGACCGTTACTGCGCTCGTAGTTTCGGAGACATGAAATCTCACAATAAAAACTGCGCTGGAAAGGATCGGAACACTCCTCTGTGCCTCTCGCGAGCTAAGTGGAAGTGCTCTGGTAAACGATCACGCAGGAGCTGATCATGAACAGGGCAAAGCAACATCAAAAGCTAATTCAAGTTCTCACAGATGCAGATAATTGCACAACAAGAAAGAAAGCTCAAAAGTTGCTAAAGAAGGCCCTGAAGATCGACAAGAAGCTCCAGCAAAATGGAACCAACTGACAACGGTGATCTCCCGGTAACTATCAACTGCAATCTCGCCGCTCTTCGGTTGCTACATAAGAGCGTTACTGAGTCCTATAAAAGCTGGCCTGGTGGCGATCCCAATGAGCAGGTAGAGCTAGAGATGCTTCGTGACGGGTTGTTCTGCGTACTCATGGATACCTTGCTGCTTAACGACCTTGTGTAAAAGATGGAAGATCTGATTGAGGCTTACAACACAGCCTTAAAAGGCCAGGAAAATCAGACCATTGAGATTGTCAATATGTCACTAGATAAGGCTTTTAATCGTCTTCTTCGGCGTACCTACGCTCAGTTACGAAGCGGTCAATTTCAGACTGCAGAGAGAAACGCTCGGACTTTGGAGTTGATACCTGCTCTTCGTCCGGATCAATCTGACGAATACTTAACCTCATTTCGTCGCCTGTTATCTCGCTCAACATCCTTTGGCCTAGATCTAGCTGAACAGCTATCGAAGTCTGTATCGCAGTCTCAAGTCGCTGTAACCGTCCCAGTAGAAGCAGTGACAGCAGCAGCGAGGCAAGCGAGAGGATACCTAGAAAAACATGGACGTACATTTTCGACTACCGCTGCAGAAGTATTAGCGCAAGGGATCGCCGAGGGACGACCTACAGAGCTGATTACCAAGGACTTGAAGCGACGACTACGCGTCACCAAAACACGCGCTGAAGTCATTGTAAGAACCGAATCTTTAAGGGCTCACAACGAAGCATCTAGGAATTACTACGCGCAGAATGGAATTGAACTGGTGATGTATTTCGCCACTTCTGACGACCGCACCTGTGAAGTCTGCACATCACAAGCGGGAAACGTATTTAAGAGAAATGCAATTGCTGTACCCCGTCATCCTCGCTGCCGTTGTTATCTCGCTCCTTACTCTGACGATGTATTTGACATCGATCCAGAGTATGACCGGCTGAGAAAAAAGCACCGAGAAGAAGTTCTTAGTTACGCTAGATCTAAAGGCGTGAACTTAAGTTACGGTCCCGCCTCGTTTGAAACTTTCGGTCCTACTCCAACGAGGGAGACATGAGCAAAAAACCTGGCTTGTACGCCAACATTCACGCAAAACGTAAGCGCGGTGAGAAGATGCGTAAGCCCGGTGAAGAGGGCGCACCTTCTGCAAAGGATTTCAGGGATTCAGCTAAGACTGCAAAGAAGAAGAAAGGCGTGAAGCGACAGGATCCTAAGGGCAATCCTGCTGGCTACTACGACAAGGATGGCTGCAAGAAGTGCAGCAAGGAAGACATGGGTCTTAAGGGTCCATACGCTGATGGTTATGGCAAGAAGTGTGATGCGGTCGCTGAAGAACTCAGTGGACTTCTGATTAACGATGACGAAGAGGAGCGTGCCGACAAACCCTGCGGCAACTCATATATTTCTCAGAACGAGAAGTGTTCTAAGGGAGCAGGTAAAGCCAAAAAGGCTGGTACAAAACCCAGTGACTTTTCCTTGAGGCAACTGCAGGGGTCAGGCCCAGCTGTTGAGAAACGTCGAGCCCAGTTCTATAAGGCGAAAGCCACTACAAAAGGTGTTGGCAACAAGATAAAAAGAGCAGGTGAGTTCGCCGCCAACGTAGGTAGTGGTGCTGCAATTGGTGTTGGTGCTACTCAAGCCTATGCAGGTCTGTTGACGGGCAACCTCGGTATGGCCTCCCGCGGACTCCGTAATGTTTCCCTGGGTGCATCAGCAGCTCAATTGGCTGGTGCGTCTAAAGCTTCTCGTTTAGGCAACAAAGGACTAGCAAAAGAGTTTTCTAAATCTGCAGGCAAGCTTGCTGCATTTGGTGTCGGCCAGGAAGCAGCTCTCGGCGGAATTGCTGGATACAAACGGACTGGTGGTTCTAAAAACCTACGCCGCCGGATGACACAACTTAGTCAAACGGCGTCACGTCGTGCTCAAGGTGTGCGTTCCTATCAAGGCGGGGGTATGGAGATGCTTCCTGGATCTAAGAAAAAACGCCGCTGATCATGTTTACCCCTGATGTGCTCAATGACAGCGTTGATCAGTTCAATGCTGTCCGGTTGGATAAACCCTGCGGTAACTCCTACATTCCCCAGAACGCTAAGTGTCAAAAGGGGGCAGGCCAGGCTAAGGGGCGTGCGAAGACCGGCGGTGCTAACAGCCCTGAAAAATGGGGTGGAGAATCGGTGCAAGCAAAGGGTGCTTACGCAAAGTTCCTCAAGAACAAAGGTATTGACCCGAGCAAGCTGGGAGCAAACAGCCCCAAGGCAGAGAAGCTTGCCATGGAATACTTCAAAACCCCAGAAGGAAAGGCTGAGCTGGGGTCAAGCAGTCAGAAAAGTAAGCAGGTAAAGAAGAAACGCGGAGGCGCAGGCAAGGGACTCAAAAAGGCAGGCAAAGCTGCAGCTGAATTGGGCATTCTTGCTGGATCAATTGGAGCTTCTGCGTTGTTGAGTAGGCGACTCCTTAGGAAGTACAACCTATGACCACATCACGCACTGACAAGAAGTGCGGTGCTTCTTACATCCCGAACACCGCTAAGTGCTCCAAGGGCTCCGGCGCTGGCACTGCTGTAAAAGCAGTCGCTGCCGCTGGGGTCATTGCTGGTGGTGCAGCTGCACTGAAACGCCGTAAGCCAGGCTCCGTCACCACAATCAAGATGACGCCCACCCTCAGTCTGAGAGCTGAGCGGGCAACGGCACTAGGAATGCGCCGACACAAAGCTGCAGTCATCAAGGGTCAACGTCGACACAAGGTTGCGGTCAAGTCCGCAATGACGAAAGGCAAGCGACGTCACAAGGCAGCAATCCTCAAAGCACGACGTAAGTACGAGCCTGATTTCATGAAGAAGAGAAGCAAGCGACCTGCCGGTGCATACCGCCTGGGATCTTTCTACAAAGACGGGCACGCCAAGACCAAGAACGTGCGTGATCGCATGGCAAAGATCATGGATCGAGTTACGATCATTCGTAGTGTGCACCATAAGATGAAGCACCATAACTCGGCTGGGTATTATGCTTTGAGTGGACACGAACCTCCAAGTGATGATCAAAGATTGCGGGATTTACCGGAGCTCTATCCTGCTTACGGTAGTGTGGTCGATCGTCTGGCACCAAGCCGTGGTTCGATCCCTACCTTTGTGTCATTCCCTCACGTGCTAC